CAATACAGATAGTCAAGCTACAATAGAGCCTATTCAACTATCAGATGCACACCAACAATATCAGTTTCTATCTACAGAATCTCAAGAAAAGATATTAGTTGCACATAGAATTGTATCTCCTATGCTTTTAGGTGTAAAGAATAATACAGGATTAGGTAATAATGCAGATGAACTAGAGAAAGCATCTATACTAATGGATAACATGGTAATCAGACCATATCAAAATCTTATGATAGATGCATTTAATAAGATCTTAGCATTTAATGATATTACACTTCATTTATACTTTAAGACAATACAGCCTCTTGAATTTACAGATTTAACAAATGTGTCTGATAAAGAAACAAGAGAAGAAGAAACAGGGCAAAAATTAAGCCTAAAAAAAGCACCTAAAATTTATAGACCTAATGATCATCTAACAAAAGATGTAGCAAAACTACTAATTGATTTAGGTGAAGATGAAGATTTAGAAGATTGGGATGTAATATCTGAGGAAAGTGTAAACTATGACTTAGATGATAAGCAAAATGAAATGCTTAAACTAGCTAGTACAGGATCTGCTAAACCTGCTAGTAAAAGTGATCAAGATGCAGGGTTATTTAAAGTCAGATATAGATATACTGGAAGATTAGCTAAAAATTCTAGAGAGTTTTGTAGAGCTATGTTGAAAGCTAAGAAGGTATATAGAAAAGAGGACATACTTGCTATGGACAATGAACCAGTAAATGCAGGGTGGGGACCTAATGGAGCATCAACATACTCTATATGGCTCTATAAAGGTGGAGGTAATTGTGGACATGAATGGACAAGAGTAGTGTATTTTAGAAAAAGAAATGCTGATGGTACATTTAAAGAGAACAAAGGATTAACAAATGACAGGAAAGTTACTGAAACTGAGGCAGCAGAAATAGGTTTTAAGCCTGAAAAGAATCCTAAAAAGGTAGCACAAAAACCTAGAGAGATGAAAAATAAAGGATTTTTAACACCTAGATAGATATGGCAAAAGTATTATTTATAAGCAGAAATGATTTAGTAAAGAACACCATAATAGATGGTAATGTTCAAGCAGATAAGTTAATGCACTTTATTGAAATTGCACAAACTATCCATATTCAAAACTATCTAGGAACAGATCTATACAACAAAATTAAAACAATGATTGATGATGGTAGTATTACAGGTACAATCTATGAAACACTACTAGTTGATCATGTACAACCAATGCTAGTTCACTATGCTATGGTTGATTTTCTACCATTTGCAGCTTATCAAATTAAGCAGGGTGGTATTTTTAAACATGTTTCTGAAAATGCAGAGACAGTAGATAAAAATGAAGTGGATTATTTAGTTGAAAAAGAGAGAAGTTTAGCTGAATATTACACAAGAAGGTTTATACAATTTATGGATTTTAACCAACAGTCTTTTCCAGAATATACATCTAACACAAATGATGATATATATCCTGATAGAGATGAGCCTACATTTCAAGGGTGGGTGTTATAAAAAGTAGTTTATGAAAATATATAAACCTAAGGAAAAAAACATTATAAAGTTAATGAGATATATAAATAACAAATTTAAAACAATTAAAAATGGCAAGTAGTTTAACAGGAATATCTATTGCATCAAGTTATGATTCACTATTAAAAGTTGGAGATAATGATGGGTTATCAGCTACATTACAGGTGATTTCTGATGGTTTGGGAACTGAAACAGGGATTAGCCTTAACAATGCAGGAGATCTTACAGCAACAGGCACTATAACAGCTAATAGCTTTGTGGGAAGTCTGAGTGGAAATATCTCAGGTAACACAACAGTATCAGGTACACTTACTTTTGGATCATTATCAGATGGTACACTAACCATGACTGATATTCTAGATGAAGATAACATGAGTTCAGATAGTGCAACAGCTCTAGCAACTCAACAATCAATTAAAGCATATGTAGATGCACAAGTAACAGCATCAGATTTAGACTTTCAAGGTGATGCAGGTGGACAGCAATCAATAGATTTAGATTCAGAAGTACTATCAATAGTAGGTACAACAAATGAAATTCAAACAAATTCAACAGGTAATTCACTAACAATATCACTTAATCCAAATATTAGTGGTTTAACTAGTGTAGCAGCTACAACTTTTACTGGAGCTTTAACTGGAAATGCAAGTACAGCAACAACATTAGAGACTAGCAGAAATATTGCAGGTGTAGCCTTTAATGGAAGTTCTGATATTGCATTAACAACAGACAATATTACAGAAGGATCCAACTTGTATTACACAAGTGCAAGATTTAATTCAGCATTATCAGCTAAATCTACAACAGATCTTTCTGAGGGAACCAATTTATATTATACAGATGCTAGAGCAGATGCAAGAGTGAACCTACAAACAGGTGCAAATCTTGATTTATCTAGTAAATCTACAACTGATTTAAGTGAAGGAACAAATCTTTACTTTACAGATGAGAGAGTAGATGATAGAGTGGCTAGTTTAGTAGTAGCATCTACAGGAATTTCTGCAACTTATGATGATGTTGCTAATTCTTTAACAATAGCCAATACAGCACCTGATCAAACAGTAGCTCTTACAGGTGGTACAGGGATAACTACAAGTGGAACTTATCCTAATTTCACAATAACTAATGATAATCCTGACCAAACTGTAGCTTTATCTAGTAGTAATGGATTGACTACATCAGGCACATATCCAACTTTTTCTATTGCAGGGGATGATGCAACTACATCTACAAAAGGTGTTGCTAGTTTCTCATCTGATCACTTTAGTGTATCAAGTGGAGCTGTTAGTTTAGCAGCAGATTCTATTGATGATACCTTAATAGACTTTGGAACAGGAGCAGGTCAAGTAAATACAGATGATCTACCTGAAGGAAGTACTAATTTATACTTTACTCAAGAAAGAACAGATGATGCAGTAAACAATTTACTTGTAGCAGGAGCAGGAATAGGATTAACATATAGTGATGTAAATAACACATTAACTATTGCATCTACACAAAGTGGTATTGGACTGACAGATTTTTCTGTAACTGATACTGGAGGAGATGGTTCTTTAAGCTATAACAATACAAATGGTGTATTTACTTATACTGGACCAAGTGCAGCAGAGGTAAGAGCTCATTTAAGTGCTACTTCACCTATTGCATACAACAGTACAACAGGAGATATATCTTGGAGTGGTACTACTAGTGATGTATCAGAAGGTACTAATTTGTATTATACTACAGCTAGGTTTGATACAGCCTTCTCAGGAAAATCAACTACTGATTTAAGTGAGGGCACTAATTTATACTATACTGATGCAAGGGTACAAGCAGTATCAATTAATGCATTATCAGAAGATACTTCACCACAATTATCAGCAAACTTAGATGCTCAATCATATAATATTACTACAACAGGTAAGATATACTATGGTAACATGTTTGCAACTACTGGTGATTTACCAAGTGCTACAACATATCATGGTATGTTTGCCCATGTACATGGTACTGGAAAAGGATATTTTGCACACAATGGAAGTTGGATTGTATTACTAGATGAAACTTCATCTGATACTGATGATTTAACAGAAGGTGCAACTAATCTTTACTATACTTCTACAAGAGCAAATAGTGATTTTGATACAAGATTAGCTACAAAATCTACTACAGACTTAGCAGAGGGTACAAACCTTTATTATACTGATGCAAGATTTGACACAAGGTTAGGAACAAAAACAACTGATAACTTAACAGAAGGGGTTACTAATTTATATAACCAAACTCATACAGGTGATGTAACTGGATCAGTTGCTCTAACTATAGCTAGTGATGCTGTAACTTATGATAAGATGCAAGATTTAGTAACTGCTAACAGAGTACTAGGTGGTACAGCAGCAGGAACTATTGCAGAAGTACAAGTACAAACTGATATGATTGCTGATGATGCAGTAACAGCAGCTAAAGTAGCTAATGATTTAAGAGCAGTACAGTACATTGGACTTGATTCTACAGATTATCTAGAATTTACTGATAACACTCAAGTAGATCTTTATATAAATGGTTCTAATGAGTTTAGATTTGAAGCTGATGGAGACTTCCATGCAGATGGAGATGTGATTGCATATTCAACTACAACACCTTCTGATGAAAGATTAAAAGAAAATGTTAAGGTTATTGACAATCCATTAGAAAAATTAGATCAATTAAGAGGTGTAACATTTGATTGGATTAATAGGGAAGATAAAAGATCAGGTGGTGTTATAGCACAAGAACTTGAAAAAGTAATGCCTGAGCTTGTAAGAGAAGTTGATAGCCTTAAAAATGAAGATAAATTTAAAGCAGTTGATTATAATGGTCTAATTGGATTGTTAATTGAAGCTGTAAAAGAGATAAAAGATAATTGTAATTGTTTAAATAAATAAAGATATGGCTTTACAGGGAAATTGTACACACTCAGTTTTAAATGATACTGGACAAACAGAAGAAGTTACTAGAATACATGATGATGGTTCTGTTGAAACTTTTAATACTCCAGTATTGGAAACAATCTCAACAAATTATGAAAATGTATATGTTCAAGTAAAACAAGTTGAGTTTTTTCAAAGATATAATAGTGATGGTAAAAAACAAATTGTATTGTTTCATGTTGCAGGTTATGAATCAAAAGAAGTAAGAGATGCCAATATAGAAGATTTTTTATTTTTTTATAATTTAGAATTAGAAGATTATGATTATAATAGTAATCTTTTAACACAATGCTATAATTTAATAAAAACTACAGAAGGTTTTGAAAATTTAACAGATATTTAAAAAATAAATTATGCCAGTACCAAGTTCAGGACAATTAAGATTAAGAGGAGATATAAACTTAGAAATAAATGGTAATGATACAGACACTAATGTTAGTTTAGGTGCATTATCCAATGAAGCAGGATTTACTGAACCTGATACAATGTCTGAGTTTTATGGCTATGCTAATGTTACTGCACCTACTGTTAGTGTTACTAATTCAAATGTTA